CGGCGTCCGCAGCTCCGCAGTCCTTTGACAACTCGCCGCAGCAAGCCGCACCACAGCAGAGCGTGTGGGATGCGTTCAAGTCGCTGCCGGAGTATTCCGGGCAGGACGATATCGCCATCGCCCGCGATCTGTACCAGAGCCGCCAGGGTTACCAGGCGGCTCAGCAGCAGCTTCGCCAGTACCAGGCCATCACGGCCGACTACGCCCGCAATGCCGACCAGTTCCGCAAGTGGCGTGAGTCTCAGGCTCAGGCTCAGCAGCCCGCCCCGCAGGCCAAGCCGAAGTGGTGGGACCCGCCGCAGG